TCGAGAAAGGAGAACGCCTCCACGTCGGCGCTGACGTTGTGCAGATCGACCGCGGTCAAGGAAATGCTCTCCTTGAGCCGTGTACCGATAGTTGAAAGCCACGCGCGGCCGCGCTGCAGGAGGTATGTTGCGTTCTTCTCATCCTCAAAGGTGGTCAGCTCCGTAGGCGCGTATATAACGCCGTACAGAGCCGCACTCTCCGTATCGACGAGGTAGTCCAGCCCGGCGTTGGCATCGGCGATCGTCAGTCGCTCGTCGCTGTCCACGTTTTCGTCGATCTCCTTGAGCGTCGCGCCCAGTGGGATGCAGGCGGTATAGGTTTCGTCGGCGTTTCGGTTCACGGCGAGGTCGACGAGGTTTTCACCGAAGGTAATGCGCTGGGTCGCCGTATCCGGCGGCTCGGCAAGGTAGCTCAATACGGGCTGCTCGTCGGCATTGAAGGTCAGCGCCAGATAGCCGCCATATACGTCGACGAGCTGCTCCTTCAGAACAGCCCATATGGACGCGTATTCCTCGGAGGAGACCGTCAGCGCGGCGTCCGGCTCGACCGTGACATTGCCTGCGATTATCTGTTGCTGCTCGTTCACCTGCGCGTTGTGGGTCGTGATAAGCTGCGTAAAGAACGCCGCGACCGTGCCGTCAAAGCTGAACGGACGCTGTACACTGTCCAGTAGATACGCCAAAGCGCCCTCCGCAACATAGCTTCTTTGGTGCTGCAGACCAACCCCGTCCTCGATCACGCGCCCAAGAAACAGCAGCCTTCCGTCACGATAGACCTTGATCCGGCTTTGCAGCCTTGTTACCGCGCCGCTGTTCGGATTCGTATCGGGTATCCCGAAGGACAGACTTGCTGGTTCGTTCTTTGCAAGCGTCAACACGGGATCGGTCAGCACATAGTCCGGCAGGCGCGGATCGTAGAGCAGCGCGTTATCGCTGAACACGGTAAACATCACAGCGCCCCCTCTCTATACGAAAACACGACCTCCCCGGTCGTGGTGACTTCAACGGACTTTGTCCCGGCTTCCAGCAGCAGCGCAGGAATAAAATGCGTCCCCGCAGCAACGACCGTCGTTGCAGGAATGCCACCGCTTTGGTAGACAAGCGTCGCTTCGGCGCTCGCCGCTATCTCCGGCACAACGGGCATATGCAGGTTCGTAAGCGTCGCCGTGCCGCTGCCGGTCTGCGTGATAGTTGTAATTGTACGCTTGTACTTATAAGGCTCGGCGGTCACAATTACCGTTATGGCACAGTAGCCGTCATGTTTTTCCAAGGCGTCCACGCTGACCCGGCCAACATAATAGAAGCAAGGGTCGCGGTCGAACACCAGCTCTATCCGCTTGCCATGTACATCGTTCACGAAATCGGAAACTGCCTGTTCGTAGGGTGTGACCGCATACAGCGTGAGGGAAACAGCCCTGTCCGAATAGCGGACAAAGCCAAAGCCCTCTGTGAGGTCGAGCGTACCATCCCGCCCAGGTATCTCCACGAAGCTGGTCTGTACCACGGGCATGGGGATCAAATAAGGAGCGACGATAAAGCCGTAATCGGTCTTTGTGCTTTTGCGTCCAAACAGGATATAGCTCATAGGAATCTCTCCTTTCTGCGCTGCATAGTGCCGAGCGCATCGTCCATCGCGGGCGCAAGCCAGCCGACAACCGCGCCCGTGTCGGCCACAAGCTGATAGTTGCCCATCTGCGGCAGATACTTTTCCAGCAGCGAAATCACCGCCGCAATTCCTCCCGCAGAGCCGCTGACGGCGCTTGTTCCGTTGACGGTAAAGTCCGTGGAAAGGCCGGACTGCATATCGTCCGCAAGTCCCTTCATGACGTCGTTGATATCGTCGCTCATGGCTTCGGCGGCCTTCACCGCTTCGTCGCCGTTGTCCTCGATCGATCCGGCAAGGCCCTTGACCAGCATTTCACCGACCCAGCCCATCTCCTTTGAGGGAGAGTGGATACCGAAGAAGTCGCAGATGCCGTCCCATATACCCGATATCCAGCCGGACACCTTGTTCCAAAGCCACGATGCAAGGCTCTTGATGCCTTCCCACAGTCCCTTGACGATGTTGCCGCCGATCTCCACGATCTTATACATGAGCGAACCGAACGCTTCCACGATGCCCTTGATGATCTGAGGCACCGCTTTGACGATCTCGACAATGACGGTCGGCAGATTCTCAATGAGTGCGACGAACAGATCTACTCCAGCCATGATGATCTTGTCAATGTTGCCGACGATTGCATCCACCAGTCCGCCAACAATTTGCGGAATGGCCTTGACCACCGTCGTGATGATAGTGGGCAGGTTTTGAATCAGGGAGACCAACAGCTTCACGCCAGCCTGCACGATCTGCGGAATGGCGCCTATCACCGCGTTGATGATCCCGTCGATAATAAGCGGTATCGCTTCTACGATGGCGGATATGATCTCCGGGAGCGCCGCCACCAGGGAGGTCAGAAGCTGTATCCCCGCGTCGATGAGCTGCGGGATCGCGGAAAGAATGAAGTCGATGATCGAAAGGATCAGCGCGGGCAGCGCTTCGATCAAGACGGGGATCGCGTCAAGGATGCCCTGCGCAAGGCCCATCACCAGCTGCAGCGCCGCGTCCAGCAGCAGCGGCAGATTGTCGATCAGCGTTTTCACGAGCGTCGCTACCGCCTGAACAGCGGCCGGGATCAGGGTGGGTAAAGCGTCCGCGATGCCCTTTACCAATGCCGCGACCGCCTTTACCGCCGCTTCCACGATCATGGGCAGCGCGTCGATGATCCCCTTTACCAGCGCCAGTACCAGCTGCACCGCGCCGGATGAGATCTGCGGCAGCGCGGCAATCAAGCCCTCCAGTATCGAGAACACGATCTGACTTGCGGAGTCCACGATTTGCGGCAGGTTGTCCACGATCGCGCCGCCAAGCGCGCCGATGATTTCGCCTATGACCTCCAAAAGCTCCGGCACATACTTCATAACGCTGTTCAGTGCCTTGGGCAGAATCCCCGCAACAACGTCGGACATTTTTCCAATGTCTCCGTTCGCGTCAAGGATGCCGTTGGTAAACTCGCCAAGCAGGTCGACGCCCTCTCCGGCAAGATCGGTCAGCACGGGCAACAGCACCGTGCCCAGCGCGTTCTTTGCCGCTGTCGCGCCGACCGAAAGATATTGAAGCTGATCGTCCAGCGCGCCATATGCTTGAAGCATATCATTGCCAACGACATAACCGGCCTTTTGCGCCGCCTGTCCCAGCTCGTCCATTCGCGCCGAGCCCGCTTCGATCAATGGGTTTAGCTCCTGCGCCGACTTTCCGAGGATCGTCATGGCCAGCGCGTCGCGTTCTGTCTCGTTCGTCATGCCGCCCAGCGCGTCGATGACCTCCCAGTAGACCGTATCGCTGTCGCGCAGGCTGCCGTCCGCGTTCGTAACGGACACGCCCAGCTTGTCGTATGCCTCCACGGACGTTTTCGTGCCGTCCTGCACGGCCTTCATGGACTTGATCTGCTTGGCCATGGACTTGGTAAGCGTGTCAGTGGAAACGTCGATCAGCTCCGCCGCGTACATATACTCCTGCAGCTTATCCGTAGCGATGCCCGTCTGCGTCGCCGTAGTCAGAACGTCGTCGGCATATGCCGCGCCCTCGCGGGTCATGTCGATAAGCGCCTTGCCTGCGGCGATCGCCGCTGCGCCTACCGCTGCGAATGCGGCCGCGATGGCGACACCCGCCGCTTTGCAGACCGTGCCAAGCTGTTCGAACCTGCCGCCGGCGTCGTCGCTCTGCTTGCCTGCGTCCTCGACCTCGTCGCCAAAGTCGTCCGCCTGCTTTCCGGCGTCGTCAAACTCGTTTCCCGCTTTATCAAGAGCATCGTTGTTCTGTTCGACCTCGCGCTCCATGCCGTTGAGCGCGGCTTCGGCGTTATTGAGCTGAATCTGCCACGCCTGTGTGCGACGGTCGTTTTCTCCAAAGGATGCTGCGGCGTTTTCCAGCGCGGAGCGAAGCGTTTCGATCTTGCTCTTTTGCGCTTCGATTTCCTTATTGAGCACCTGATTCCGGGCGGAAAGCGCCTGAACGGAGGAATCGTTTTTATCGAACTGGGAGGAAACCAGCTTCATTTCGCTGCCCAGCACCTTAAAGGACTGGTTGATATCCGACAGCGCCCGTTTGAACTCCTTTTCACCCTCCAGTCCGATCTTCAGACCAAAATCATCCGCCATACGCTCACCTCCTTAGAACCCGTCCGGGATAATATCGTCAATGAATACGATGCGCTTCGGCCGCGCCAAACCGTTGTACTGCTTATGGCATTCCCACAGATCGAGCAGCAAGCCAAACGGCGTCAGCCACACTTCGTCCATTGACAGATGAAGCAGACTGACGCCGTAATATAGAAGTCGGGTAAACAGCTCCTCGTCTGTTACCCGACTTCCGCGTTTTTTGGGTCGTCCTCGCTTTCAATATTGCGCTTCGTGCCCTTGTACAGCGCCTCGGTGATCGCCGCCTTGTAACCGGCAAGGTCAAACGGCGTGGTGAGAAGCTCCACCTCGTCCTCGG